TCCTCGTCGCTCTGAAACTCCGTGCGCAAGCTGCCAAGCTGGCTGGCGACCTCGGCCTCACGCCTGATCTCGCGCTGGATTTCAAGCTGCTGCTGCAAATAGCTGATATTGGCGGCGGTAAGCTCGCCATTGCCGCGTGCGATGGTGTCGATAAGTTCGATTTCCTCGCGGATGGCGCGGGCCGTTTCCACATCGCCGAGAGCTTCGGAAAGATTGGCCTGCTCGATCTGAATGCCTCGCGCCAAGTCGTTGCGCAGCTCGGCGAAGGCATTGCGGGCGGCCACAACTTCGGGGATGACGTTCGGTCCGATCAGGGTCTCGACGGCCGGCATGCCCGCAATAATCGCGTCAAGGTCGGCCAGCGTCTGGCCGAACGCCTCAGCCTCTGCTTCGCCGCCGATCAGGCCGCCAGTCATGCGGCCGAGGATAGCGTCAATATCAATGCCGGTGAGGTCGCGGATGGCATCGCGGAAAAGGTAGATGCTCGCCACGGCCGCCGAAATGGCTACAGCCAAGGCGCCGAGCGGATTTGTGGCAATAGCCACAGTCAGCGCCTTGATAGAGCCCACAAGCGTCAGGCCGATAGCCACGGCGAGATTGCGCACCATCACGAGGATCGCCGGGCCGAACGCCGCGACCATGGCAGTCGCCACGACGCCTAGCAGGCGCGCGATCGTCGGCAGCCAGTTGATCATGACCTCCAAGGCCGGGACGATGACGGACAGCAACGCGCGGCCAACGCCGAGCGCTTGATCCATCAACTGGCCCATGGCGCGGTTAAGTCGGAAATTCAGGCTGCCTGCGACCTTGTTGAAAGCCTCGTCAGTCGCGCCCGCCTTGTTCGCCATGTCGTCGAGGATGCGCAAGAAGCTGTCGCCCGCGCCACCTGCGAACGACAACGCCGCGTTGGTCGCCTCGACCGAACCGAAAAGGCGTGCCATGGCCGAAGTGCTGCCGCCCGTTTTGTCGACCACATCTTGCAGAAATGCCGCGAAGCCATCCGCCTCAATTGCGGCAGCATTGAAATTCAACCCCAACTCAGCGGCCAGCTTCGCGGCATCGGAGCTCGGCTTGATGACCGCCGCCAGCACAGAACGAACCCCCGTGACCGCCTGAGCGGTGCTCTGCCCTTGAGTGGTCAGCGCCGAGACCGACGCCACCACCTCGTCAAAGCTTACGCCCATGCTGGCAGCGATCGGGATTACCTGGCCGAGTGATGCTGCCAGCTCGTCGATTGTCGTCTTGCCCGCGCGCATGCCGACGAAAAGCGCGTCCGAGGCATCGGCTGCCGTAAGGCCCTGGCGTGAATAGGCATTTACGGCAGTGGTCAGGCCGTCTACCGCGACGCCCACGCTCGTCACGCCGCCGATAGCCGTCCGGTTGGCCGCGTCGAGAATGGCCGTTGCCTGCGCCGCCGTGCCTGCGCCCGCCGAAACTGCCTGATAAAAGCCGCGAACCTGAGCCGACGCCGAGCCCCCGAACTCACGCGCCATGGACCGCGCGGCATTCTCGAAGCGCTGAAGCTCATCGGCATTGTCGGACAGCAGCGTCGACAGTTCGGAAAAGGCGGCGTCGAAATCGCGGGCCGAGGCAATCATCGCCGAAAGCCCGGCGCCCGCCGCCACCGTAGCCGCAAGCTGCGTTAGCGCCGATGAAGCGAACGACCGGATGCCCGCACCAAGCGCGGTTAGCTGCCTGTTGGCCGCTGCCATGACGGCATTGTGTCGAGCCTGAGCGGCGCTCGCCTTGTCGGATTCGCGCGCCAGCCGCTCGGTGCTCGTCTCGGCCTTTGCCGCGCTGGCTGACAAGCGGTCAAGATCGGTCGACGCCCGCGCCGCCTGCTTGCTGTCTACCGAGATACCAAGCGCCGCAACGTCCGTCATCTGGCTGCCCGCCTCAGTACGGACTTGATGCCGGCTGCATCGGTGCCGCGCACCTCGCGGACTTCGGGGTCTTGCTTGGCGGCCTTCTTGGCCATGATCTTAAGCCAAGCGCCGTCGATAGCCTTGATCAGATGGACTTCTGCCGGTCGGATCAGCGCGCCCGTGAGACGTGACCATGCGTCAATGTCGAGATAGCCCAGCGGCTCAAGGCCCTTGCGGCCAGCGCACAGCTCGCCGAACCAGCGCCAGACGTGCTCTAGCTGCCAAGGCAAGTCGGACGGCTCGCCGCGCCCGCTGATCACTGCCTCGGCGTGGGCCATTAGCTGCTCTGCGAGCTCGTCAGAAAATTTGCCCGCTCACCGACGAAGCTGTCGACCTGCTCACGCAGCCAGCGGTGCTCGGCATAGAGCTTGCGCACCTCCTGAAAGTCGCACGCGACGGGCTCGCCATTGCGCTTGATGCCGGACCACGCGACGGTTGCCACGGCCAGCTTGTCGAGCGCTTCCTCCTCCAAGTCCTCGACGCGCACGCGCATCTTGGAGGGATTGGACAGCCTCCGATTGATCGCCGCGCGAGCCTGGCGCTGCAACACCTCGGCATCGTCCGAGAGCAGCGTGATCGTGATCGGCGAGCCGTCCTCCTGATAGGCCGGGCGCCCGTTGATGTCCCGGACGTGCATGACCGCGCGCTCGGCAATGTCGATCTGGCCGAAGTCCATGATCAGGTAGCCGCCACCGAGGTAATCGGCGTGTTGATGCCGACATTGAACGTGATGCGTGTCACGTCATCGGCGCCCGCCGGGTTCTTCCGGCGGCTCATGGCCAGCCCGCGAAAGTAGTCGACCGACCCGGCACCCATCGAGGTTGCCTTGTCGTTGTAGACGACCTTGAACGGGTAATTGAGGTTGCTGTCCACAGCGGCGATGAAAGCCGCCTGTCCGGCGTCGTTGGTGTCGTTGCCGCAGGTAATCGAGACCGCGCCCGCGTTCCTGGCGCCCTTGAGGTTGCGCACTCGAGCGTCACCAATGCTCAGGAACTCGACGTTGTTCGCCTCGTCGCCGTACTCGCCGATCGTCTCGACCTCGCCGATGAGGGCATAGGTGTCGGCCTCGTAAGCGCTGGCGTCGTTGTCCGGCGAAGGCACGAAGCCCTCGGTGCCGATGTAGATAAGCGTGCCGGCGGTTGTGTTCACGGCCATGGTGCGGGCTCCATCTCAGGGACGCATCGGCCGTCACGGCGATGCACCAAATTCGACCTTGCCCAAGGGTCACAGCGGGCTAGCCGCGCGTATCTTACGGCGAGACTAGCGCCACTTCAAGCCCCGAAGCTACCCGCTCACCACCATCTGAAGCGACTGGACCGTGGCGTTGTTGCTGCCGCTGGTGCAGCGCATCCAAAGCTCGACGTAATCGCCCGGCTCCATGAGCACGAGCCCGACCACGCTGATCGTGTCGCTGCGCGAGCTTGCCGGCCCTGTCAGCGCCGAAGTCATCGGCACGGTCACCTGCGTCGTGCCGTTGCGATAGATGGCTTTCTCGATAAGCTGGCCGTTGGCCGAACCGAGAATTGTACCAACCGCCGTTACCATGACCTCGATCGGGCGCGGTCCGATATAGGTCAAGCGGTTGTCGGTATCCGCCTCGAACCGCTCGAGGATGCCGCCATCGGTAGCGCCCGCGACCTTCGTCCACACGTTCTGCGTCAACGCCGTGGCGGTGGCGTTCTCGTCCATCGTCAGCTCGCCGACGATGCGGCTATCCCGAACGCCGCTGTTGCCGGCGAAATCCCAGCCGAGCGACGACGGGCCGAAGCCGGATAGCGCCTCGATGCCGCCTTCCAGGAGATTGCCGCGGAACAGGGCAAAGCCGCTGATGACGGCGCCCGCGTCAACGGAAACGGCCATCTCGGTTGCGCTCGTGTCCTTGAAGTAGTTGCCTGTGATGTCGACGGCGCCGGTCTCGAAATCATCGTCGAAATGGATCGCCGTGCTGTTCTCGGCGCCGTCCCGAAACGGACAGCCGTCGATCAAGACTTTCTCGCTCGTGCCGGTGAACACCAGCCCGGCGCCGTAGCTGTCGAACGCGAGCGATTTGAGGGATGGCACGCGGTAGCCGGCTATCGTGCCGAGCGACGCACACCCGACGAAAGCCGCCAGGAACGCCAGGAACTCGGTCGAGCTGCCGGCTGACAGATCAAGCGCCGCACCGTTCGGCGCGACGACCGTCATGAACCGCAGGTTGAACGCCACGTTCTCGGCCACCAGAGCAGCGCCCGCCCCGGTGTAGACCAGCACGTCAGCGCCCCAATGCCGCCCAGCTACAAAGCTGTTGGTGCCGTAGCGCAGCGAATTCGCGAGCGTGACCGTGCCCTCGAATTCGTAATAGGTGTTGTTGGCAAGCTGGTGAACGCCGCCGGACGGGGCCGGCAGATCGTCGGCGGAACGGACGATGACAAGGTCGCGTCGCGTGTCACCGTACAGCTCATCGAACATCGTATTGAGCGACGCGCGGATCGTCGATAGCGGCTGAAGGTTCTCGATCGTGATCTGCGGCACGTCATTCGTTCCAGATTGCTGGGTCATTCCAGACTGCGGGGAGCGTCGTTGAACGATACTCGACCACGATCGGGATGAACATCTTGGCGCCTTCCTGCACCGCAGAACGCACAGATGGCGGGCGGTTGATCTCGACGCGCGTGCCACCGCCCTCGAGGCGCGTGCCGTCGACCCAATGCGCCCGCACCTGATCAGCCGCCTCATATGGTTCGACCAGCCCGGCACCATTGATCCAAAACAAGTTTATCAGGATGATACCCTGGTGGACGCGAACGCCGTCGAAGCCGATAGCCAGCCGCTCGGTCTCATTCGGCGCCAGGCTCACCCATAGGTACTTTGTTCTGACCGGCGGCTTTACCGCGATCCCCTCGAAAAACACGGGCAGGACAGGCGAACCGATCGCCATATCCTCGGCGTGCTCGAAGATTGCCGATACGATCGCTGCCGTGCTCATCCCAGCATCTCCAACATGGCCGCGATAAAGCCAAGCGTCATGGCCGCCTGCATTTGCAGAGCCTCGCTCGCGAAGTCGGCCGCGCACAACTCACGGGCAGCCATAAGCGGCTGGACAAAGTGCTCGGCCTCGGCCGCAGCCGCCTCGAGCTTGGGCAGCAGCTCCGCACACCTTTCGACAATGGCCGCCTTCATCCCAGCACCCTCTTTTGCAGATCGCGCGCCGCACCATTCACGATCGTCTGCCAGCGCTGCGCCGCCAGATCCCGCCACATGCCGCCGGGCTTGGCCGTGTTCATATAGTGCCGGTGCCGCGCATAGTTGGCCGTGTAGCCGACATAGAGCGTGTCGCCTAGGTCCAGGCTGGCGATCGTGAGTACTACCTGATCAGCCGTAGCCGTGCCCTGGTCGCGCATTTGTGGCACAGACGACGTAGAGCCGAGCAGGCTGTTGCGAAGAAAGCCGGTGTCCACGGGCATGTTGCCGCCGCGCGCCGTGGGCTTCTGCATCTCGGTCACGAGCCGCTGGCAGCTCTCGCGGAAGACCGCCGTTGTCCGCTCCTTGGTCGCGGCAACCCATTCGTCGATTTGAGCCTGAAAGCTTTTGGTCATGTCACGCCCGCGAAGAAGTCAACGCGCTGCTCCAACCAGCACCGGCATTGGATGGTCTCCTCTGCCGGCGCCCCCAAACTGCTATCGGTCGGATACATCAACCGATACCCGTCCGGCGTCTCGAAGGGCTGGTCGAGCGGCACTTCCTGGCCGTCCATGGCTTCGTGACTGTCCCGCGTCCGGCTGTCCCCCGTGGCGTTCCACACCTTCGTCACCTGCTGGCGGCTGATCTGCCCGCTATCGACCGCCTGACGAAATGCCTCGTCTCGAGCGGCGTTCAGCCCGGACAACGCCTCAGTACGCGCCACGGTCTCGCCCCGTAGCTGTAGCATCCGATCGCTGTAGCGCTCGGTAGCGCGGCGGATAGTATCGGCCGGCAGCGGCTCGCCATCGCGGATCGCGCGCAGGATCGCCCGGTCGAAACGCTTGTCGCGGCGTTCGCGGCCCAGGTAGCGCCGGAGCAGCGCAGGGTCATCGCTGGCCAGCTCCTCGCGCGCGTTGGCCACCCATTGCGCTTGTGTGCTCGTGAGCCCGATGACGCCGCCCTCGCGCCGCCCCGTCACGCGGTTGATCCGCCCCACGATGTCGAGCGCCGTCCGTCGAGGATTGTCGCCCAAGCGCACGCCAGCTTCGGCGATCACGCGCACGGCTTCACGCTGATCGGCCACAATCTCGACGATGCGCCGTGACGAGTGTTCGCGCAGCCAAGCCTCGGCCCTGGGGTTGCGCAGATCGAACCGCACGAACAACCGCGCGCCCGTCGCCGGGTTGCGTAGCGCGCTGATGCTCGCTGCCGTGGCGGTTCCTACCGCCGAGTAGTTCGCGGCAAGCGCGGTTTCCAGCCGCAGGAACGCAGCCGTGTCAAGACGTAGCGCCTGGATTGCCGCCTCAAGATTGCCGGCCGCCAGCGCCCGTTCAAGCGCCGCGATGTCAACGCCAGCCCGCAAGTCGGCAACACTCTCGGCGAACGCCCGCGCGAGCTCCGGCTCAAAGCGCTTGAGCAGATCGAGGATCTGGCTGCGCTGGCGGCGGCTGGCTGAAGGCATGGCTAGGCGCGCACCTGCAACACGTACAGCACCGCTGTCGCCCCAGGCCGAATGACTTCGACGTTGATGATCGTCAGTCGCTCGGCGCCATCGAGGATCACGTCCTGGCTCTCCGGGACCGTCGTCGAGACCATGTAGTATCGCCGGTCGTTCTGCTCGACGAGCGTCCCGTCGCGCTCGCGTTGGCTGTAGTTGTCCGCCACCACCATTACCGACGTGCTGGCCTCGCTGGGCTCGCCTGGATCATAGCCGCTACCAGGCGTGAGCTTGACCAGCGTCGCGGCTCGGCCGAAGCGGATGATCAGCCGCTCGGCGGTCGCGCGTAGCCCCGAGTAGTCGAACGCGGTCAAGCCCTCGCCTCCTGCCGGCGCACGTTGCCGGTGAGCGACCAGATGGCAGCCCACAGCCACCCAAAGCCGGTCCAGCCAAGTGCCAGCGTCACGAACAGGATAGCATGCGCCGACCGATGGCGCCGCAGATAGGCGACGATGGCCGGGACCATGTAGAGGACGAGGATCGTGATCAACGCCTCGGTTTCACCGCTCATCAACATCATTGATCTCCGGTTGCGCCTGCCGCATTGTAGCGCGGCGGCTGTGAAAGCGAAAGGCGGGGCGATAGACTGCCCCGCCTTGCTTGGATGCGCTGCCGCGCCACGCCTTGCCGCACCGCACCGTGCCC